AATGTGCCAGAACATAGCCATATTACGTCCTTTCGCCATTGCCGATTCAAACGGAATGTTGTGCCGTTGTAAATAGGCGTGAAACCCCATCGCCCCCAAGCCAATTGATCTCTCCCTCTCCGCGCTGTAGCGTGCTTTCTCTAATTCATTTGGAGCGTGAGCAATAAAGTAAGTAATTACATTGTCAAGCATTCGTACTAGATCGGGAATGAAGTCAGGATTGTTACTCCAAGAATCATACTCCTCTAGATTTACACTTGACAGACAACATACTGCGGTACGCTCTTCGTTTGTTGGCAGTGTAATCTCACTGCACAGATTAGACTGGTGTACTTGCAAGCCTAAATCTTTTTGACACTCTGGCAATGCTTCCTGTACAGTATCGCCAAACATAATGTAAGGCTCTCCAGTCTCAACACGATTCTGAATCAACTTTACCCACAAAGCTTTTGCACTGATAGTTTTTATAACATGGCCGCTATGAGGATCGACCAAAGGCCAACTATCATCAAACCCTTCATATTTAGTCGCACCTTCAATAAGCTCCATGAAGCTATCAGGAATAACGACACCGTGGTGTAAGTTAGTAGACTTACGGTTAATATCTCCGCCAGTTGGTTTTCTGACATCTAAAAACTCCTCGATTTCGGGATGATTCATCGGCAGATATGCCGCATAGCTACCCCGACGTGTGACTCCTTGGGAGAATGCAAGCATCTCAGCGTCAACAACTTTTACAAAAGGTATTACTCCGGTTGACTCTGACCCCGCGGAGGTTTTAGAGCCTACAGAGCGGACATCACCCCAATAGCCACCAACACCACCACCCACAGAGCTGAGAAAAGCGTTTTCAGTGTAGTGGCCTGTGATTCCAAGCCTGCTATCGTCCACATAATTAAGAAAGCAAGAAATAGGTAGCCCACGTTTTGTTCCTCCGTTAGATAATATTGGTGTGCTGAACATAAACCACAACTTACTTGCATAGTCGTAGAGTCTTTGTGCGTGGGCTTCATCGTCTGCAAATGCTTCTGCTGCACGAGCAAAAGCCTGCTGAGGAGAGCCTTCTCCTCCTACAAGATAGCGATCTTGTAATGTTTTAATACTAAACTCTGAGAGATAACGATCTCTACGAAAATCAATTTCTATATTCATTTATTACTCGCTCAATATCAATAATATTGTCCTGGCCTATTGCATCATTTCAAAAGGTCATTAAATCCATTAACTCTTAGTTTACGAGTAATTGTTCACCATTCGCATTCAATTCTTGAATGTATTTGTACTTACTATCAATTGGTAGTGCTTCGTAGATATCCCAAGCAGTGCCATAGTCTTGAATAAGTTGTACTGCACGTTTTGGACCAATCCCAGGAATCCCTGCTACGTTGTCGCCTTTATCTCCTGTGAGACACTTCATTGAAATGTACTCGTGAGGGGCAACATCATAGTGTTCACTCCAATTGTCTAATCTCACTTCTCTTCTTGTGACGTAGGAGAAGCGTCCTACTTTTTCTTGAATCAATAGATCCCAGTCACGATCACTTGAAATTAACCAAATATACTCTAAATTGTACTTGTTTTTGTACTTTACAAGATGCGCAGCAAGGTCGTCGGCCTCTACACCCTTATATCTAAGGACTGGGTAGTCTTCTGCGAGGAGGTCGAGACTTGCTTCGAACTCTTCAAAAAATTCTTCAAAGGCGATCCTTTCGGCTTCTGATTGTTCAGCGAACTTATCTTTTCGATTCTGCTTATACTCGGGCGAGATGCCTTTGCGATAAGTTGATGACCCCCAATCTGAGGTAACGATAATGTTTTTACAATCATAAGACTTTGCCAGACTTTTTACTGTGCTTTGATAGTCATATCGAAAGTCTGTACGACCTTGATGTTTCCATCTAAAAGCAAGATTTAGCGCATCTACAACTAGAGTAGAGTTGGCATCACTGACCATTTTATCTGTCAAGTTAAACGCCACTTATAAACTCCACTTTTTCTTCTTTAAGCCATTCATCTGCAAGCAGAATATAACAGCCTAGCCACTCTATATACATCCAGTGGTCTGTGAATTCCGGAAGAATGTCAGTAACAACAAATACCGCTGACCGATTATATTTAAAGAACAACAAAGGCTCCTGGTTTCCGCCTTCTGCTTGTTGTTGTACTTTCTTCCACCATTTAATTAAATTATTTGTTCTTGGGGCTGTGAATACTTTATCACTTAAAGGAGAATTCTCATAGTTTTTTACTTCTATACAGAACCTATTTTTTGCGTGAGGCACATACAGGTCTCCTTTCAAATAATCAAGAGCGCCGGAAGAAGGCACTCTCTCAAACTGTAAACCTGTAGCATCTCGAAGCATATCCCTTACTAGATACTCTCCACGAGCTCCCTTTGCTCTACTATCAACCATCTGACCCCATTAATATTTCACCAAGTTGATCTAATTTTTCTTGATACTCTGCTGCTTTTGCCAGCTCTTCTTCGATTGCTCCAAGAATATCTGGGTGCTCACCTATCCCTACGGGACTTTGCAAATATATCCTCACATTGGCTTGGTGATACTTCACCTTCCCCGTCAGATAGCTCATCATGCTGTCTGCTATTACTTTTTTCACTATGTTTCTCCTTGGTCATTTCCCAAATTAGTCTTCGACGATTATTCATCATACGTCTTGCGTGGCCCATTAGTGCTCCAGTCTGCTAACATTACCTGACTTGACTACTTCAACTTTGTCGAGTAGAGGGTGAGTCCATCCATGGCTCACGACATAAGTATTCAAGTCTTCTTCTAAAAGTACCTCTACTAATTTCTCTCGTCCTGTTTCGTCCAGAACATTAATTACTTCATCTAAGAATAGAATGTTGATTTGAGACTTAGATATACTACTCATTAATTTACGTATCGCAATAAGAGTAGCTGTGTTCACCCTTGCCAGCTCTCCACTAGAGAGAGCAAGAATATCCACAATGTTACCATTATCAGTGATTTGAACATTAAGTTTATCATTTGATACTACAAACTCCAGAGTGAAACGACCGTCGGATAATTCTGCTAGATAGTGATTTGTGAGCTCTTCTAACTCTTTTACTAAATTTTCTATCTTATACGCCAATAGTCCATTAGTACTAAACGCTTTCTTCAATACTTCGAGATTACTTACAGTGGCGCTTTCTAAATCTAGAAGCTCATTCAACTCAAATAGCTCTTGTTCAAACTCTTCAGTTTGTTCGAGTACTACTTGGATTCTGGTGTTTCGTTTAGTGATTGCCTCATTTTCTCGTGTGAGTCGAATAAGCTCATCCTTTGCATTCTGTATTCTCTCCTGAATTCCACGAGCCCTACCTTTAAGCTCTTCAGGATCCAGTATAGATGCCGGAAGGTTATTGTCAATGCTTCGAAACAACTCCGACCAATCACTTTCAATTTTTCTTGCATTCTGAAACTTTGCATTGTCTCGTTTAATTTCAGATATTCTTCGTTCAATTTCATCTTGCCTTTCCCTTGCATTAGCAATCTTCATAGCTTCTGCGTCAATTAGCGATTGCTTGAAAGAAGCATCTACATCTTGCTCACAAGTAGGGCAGTGATCTCCTAATTTACCCATCTTGTCTAAAAGTCGCTTTGACCCCGCTACGGCTTGTGACAATTGCCCTGCTTCTGTTTGCAGATCGTCATATGATTGTATTTCTGATACTTCACAATCTCGTGCTTCTTCAATTCTTATCTCAGCCAGCATTTGTTTAAAAGTATTATTCTGAGAAATCTTTTTATTTTTCTCAGAAATATTTTTAATTTCGATCATAAGAGCAGCGAGCTCTTGTTCGTCTTCTATGGTCTCAATAGAAATTTCAGACACGGGCAGTATGGATGTATCACTCAATTTGTTACTTGCTAACCACTTTTCAATTGTTGCTATTTTTGATTCGATACTATTCAGATTCAACGCACTCTTTCGAGCTTCTTCCTTGAATATCTCAAATAGTCTCACATAGCCTTCTAGGTGTAAAAGATCAATGAGAAACTTTTTGCGGTTCGTATCTGTTGCAGTAAGAAACTGTAGACTGCTATTTGTATTTTGATATACCAACTGAGAGAAGGTTTTGAAGTCGATTCCAATAATATCTTGGAGTGTCTTGTATGTATTGGTCGCTGTATGAGAGCTAATATCCTCCCCATTTTCCAGCAACTTAAGCTTAATACTAGACTTCCGATCAATAATGACATCATATCTTTTCTTATCCTTCGTAAACTCAAGATGTATATGATATCCTGCGTTTACATACCTGTTTGGTATATCTGCTTTTTTAATTCCTTTCGAGTTTTTGTTATATAAAGCCTCTTCTATGATTAAGGGTATAGAAGACTTTCCCATACCATTAGTGCCAAGAACTTGTGTTACAGTATTATCACTAAGATCCAGCTCATTATCTGGCCCATAACTAAAACAATTACTCCATTTCAACTTTTGCAGCGTAATCATTAAATATACCTACTATCTGTGGTATCCTTGTTTCTGGTATCTCCAGAATATATGTTAGATACTCTACTAATTCGTCTTGAATGGTCATTTCCTTGTCCATGACAAGTGTAGCTTCACTACTACGTTTAACCACTTTTTTATCTAGCAGCTCTGTGTTTTTGACGTTTGCGAGCTCTTGTATATCCCCTTCAATCTCATAAATCGTATGATGCCAGTCGGTAGGTACCATCTCACTTGGGTCTGTTACCGTCTTACGAATAAGTTGTGGAAGCTCGAAGGCGTCCCACATCCAAGACCAATCATTTGGATTTATTAAGAGGTAGCCGGTCTGTACCTCATTTCGATGAAACGAAGTTGTCATAGGGCTGCCGGGGTATACAATATTACGTTGAGTATTGCTGTGTGCGTGAAGATCGCCTGCAAAAACTACTGGGAAGTCCTCAAATCTGTCTAAGTCCACCTCTGGCTTGACGTGTGGAGGTATTTCACCACGAACATGAGTGAACAAAGGCTTCTTTGTATCAAACAATTCAATAGAGTTTTTACGGTGAAGATCTGCATACGGCAGTACTCCAAACCCAAAGTCATTATCATAATATGATATATCTACTACTTTGACTAGCGGGTTTATATCTTTTGTTACTTTCTTCAATTGTGTGAAGAATGTTTTGTTCTTCTTTGTAGCTTCGTGATTACCGTCATAGATAAGAGTTGGGATACTCACATTCGATATGAATGAAAAGTATAACTCCAACTCTTCCATGTTCGGCAGACGGTCAAATAAATCACCACCAATAATGTGCATATTACACTGTTTTTCAAGACTATGTACTTGCTCAAAGAACTTTTGGTAGCGGTCTATGGCCCACTCACGAGGTACGTTTTTCTGCCCTAGCTTTATGTGCCAATCTGCCGTAAACAGAATCATGACAAGTTGAACTCGTCTTCTAAAGATTCGTCGATATCACCGGCTGCATCTTCACGAATTTCATCGAGAAGACTTTTTTGTGCATCTGGAGTGGGGCGAGGCATAACATCGTCCATAGACTTCAGGTCAGCGATAGCAGTCATTTCTGACGCACTAAGAACACGCTGCTTGCACTTAAGTACCTGTAGTTGGTACTCCACGTTATAAGGGAGAGGACCGGTTTTGACACGCTTGAACTTAACGTCCCAGCCTGTTTCTGGATTAGTAGGATCCCCTAGGTCTTCTGCTGCTGTAAGAATAGCTTCGAATAACTTCTTCTTGAGGTTGATGATTTTTACTTCACCGTTATCAAGACACTGCATAGCGTAGCTCCAGCCACACTTGAGATCGGGATAATACTCACGAACCCAATCTTTTTCCATATTATTGAAACGCTCTTCGTTTCGATCAAATGACAGACACTCGAAAGGAATCTGCTTGCCATTTTTACCTTCTAGCCAGTATACATAACGAGCGAGTACATCGCCAACGAGTCTTACTTCGTTGTCGCCATCTCGATATGCGTATGAAGTGATAGAAGATTTCTTTGCGCCGCCAGCGGCTTTGTTAAATGATAGTGCCATTAGTGTATATCCTTTTGTTTGACTTCTTCATATTTAAAATGTACTTTGTCATTTTTAACACGAAGTAGGCTGTTTTCGTTAAATAATTCCACTGGTATTTCAACTAAGTTAAGATCCAGAGTAGTGTCCCCAGTTATTGCATAGTCCGCGTACGAACGTAAAGAAGCTAAAGCGACATACTGGGCTATTTCGCGATAGCTATACTTATAAGCATTGTACAATAGTACATCGGGATGTACCAAGAAGGATGTCCCAATAAAACTCTTTGTACTATACTTGTAAAGTTTGTCATATTTATTTGCAGGTATTTCTTTAAGGTACACCATCTTAAGAAGGGTATACATAGTTTTTGGATTCCCTTCCGATGTATCAAAGATTTTTTCCCAATCATAGAACAACATATTATACTCTCATTTGAGGCATTTGTCAAGAAGTATTTTTCTACGTTCAAAGCTGATTTATCTGATAACCTTGCTTCATGTAGTACCCCATTCTGTTAGATGCCTGTCTTTGTGCTGTTTTACCTTTTAGATGAATGTCTATTACCACTGGATCTCGTTTTCCATCCATTTTACGAATAACTCTTCCCACAAGCTGGGTAAGAAGAGGCTCGTTATTGATAGGGGTAGCGAGAATAAGGCAAGACAAGGTGTTAACCGAAATACCCTCACTAAAGATTGCTTGAGTTCCGTATAGTACATTTTTATCTCCGTGTAGTATTTCATTTATGAGTGTTTCTCTATCTTCATGTGCTACCTCGCCTGTAACACATATAGATTTTTCACCAGTCAGTTCGGCGCAGCTCTTCAAAAAATGAACTCGATCCGACACTACCAAGACTTTATGCCCTCGTGCCGCATACGCGGATGCTAACATCGCGACAGAGTGACGATACTCGTCGTTATTTGCGATAGTATTGACTCTCTTAGCCCAAGGGATGTTGGCCCCGTCGGGAAAGCGAACTTCACTTCTGTAAATGTGAATGGTTGGCGTGAGGAAATTCTCTTTCGGTGGTTTGAAAATATTCGGGCTGAAGTAGTCTCGGAAGACGACATGTTTTCCATCTTTCCGCTCGATAGTACCAGAAAGTCCAATCTTATACCGAGCATGACTGGTATCAATAATTTTGCCAAACGTAGGCGAACTGACGTGGTGCATCTCATCTAATATTATAGTTCCGAATTCTTTTCGGATTTTCTCGATATTCCTATACAAAGTCTGAGTATTCCCGATAACAATAGGGCTATCAAGCTCAAACCTACCACTCCCAATAATGCCGGGACTAAATCCATATACTTTCTCCACTTCTTTGGCCCATTGATTTCGTAGAGGCACAGTATGTGTCACTACAAGTGTTTTTTGGCCTAATTTTCCTGCAATTGCAAGACCCGTAAAGGTCTTTCCCCAACTTACCCACGCGTTGATGATACAGTTATCATCGAGGGCCTCATAAACATCCTGCTGACTTTGCCGTAATTCGAACTTAAACTCCGGAAAGTCGACAGGAACTTCGAGACGTTTATCCACTATCTCATAGTGATCTGGTATAAGATCCGTTCGTCCGATTGGTATAGATACCAAATTTTCGCGCACCCGTTGTAGATTCTTGATGATCTGTGGAGGGTCGTTCGGATTCTGCGAAGGAATCTTGTAAGTAAGTTCGTCAGACAACACCTTTCGATGTTCTGGCGTACACTCCATAAAAATACGATTACTTAATACTGCCTTCACGATCTGCATACCTATGATTTACAACACTGTGTTTACGTTCGTCTTCTCGAATACACTCTAGCATATCTCGTAGCCGAGCACTCTCTGGTAGTCCATAATACTCAATGGCTGCTTCAGGAGCACGAACATTCTCAATTAAACCGCTATCAACTTGCTGAATGTAATCAGTATAGCTGATAACAGCTTCTTCTTCAAAGTACCCTATCATACGGTGTGCTGTCTTCTCCGAGATCATGTACAGCGTAAAGTAGAATACTGAAAACATTATCTGTGCTACTGTAATTATGCCTCTTTCTAGGGCGGTAGGCTTGGTTATGTGTAACACAAATATTAAATGTTTTCTTTCATTTTCTGCTTCTTCAAGCATATGATGAATTTTAGTTCCATACCCTTTTTTCATGGTACGAAGACTAGCAAAGTGAGTGAGCATCCCTGCAATCATGCCGGGCACTCCTGCTACTGTTTCCAGAACTACCGCTCGATGTCCGTACCGTTTCCGAAAGAACGTATCCGCCGTAAAGCGAAAAAACTTTGTCATAAATTTTGCAAAAGTATCACTCATTTATTTTCTCTTTAAAACTGGGAGGTTTCTGTTGAATCTTTGAGTGCTTCAGTAGAACTTCCCAACGCTTTGGTAATTTCATCAAAATACCCTACACCGACTTCTCGCTGGTGTTTTGTACTTGTATACCCAAACTGCTCTGCTGCAAATTCGGCTTCTTGTAGTTGTGCATACGCAAACATGCCTCTATCCTTATACTGACGTGCAAAGTTAAATACGCCATAGTTTGTACTATGAAAGCCTGCTAATGTGATAAACTGAAACTTAAAGCCCATTTTACCTAATTCATGCTGAAAGTCTTGTAGCTCAGCATCTCCAGGAATTGATTGTCTCCAGTTAAAGCTTGGAGAGCAGTTGTACGCCAGCATTGTATCAGGACAAGACCCTTTTACTGCGTCTGCGAATCTTTTTGCTTCTCGCAAGCAGGGTTTGCTGGTTTCGCACCAGACAAGATCGGCGTACTCTGCATATACAGACCCACGTTCGCATCCCATCTCAAGCCCTCCTTCAATCTCCCAGAAGCCGTCGGCTGTTCTGTCGCCAACCATCCACTTGTAGTCCGCGCTATCGTAGTCGCTGCTGAGTAGTCGGGCTGACTCTGCGTCAGTGCGAGCGACAACAAGAGTATCGGTGCCAGCAACATCAGCAGCAAGACGAGCGGCATTAAGATTACGGACAGCATCAGATAGAGGTATAAGAACTTTTCCTCCAAGGTGTCCGCATTTTTTAGCAGACGCGAGCTGGTCTTCAAAATGGACGCCAGCCGCTCCCGCTTCGATAATGTTTCTTGCGAGTTCATAACTATTTAATACTCCTCCAAATCCCGCTTCCGCATCAGCCACGATAGGTGCGAAATCAAAACCGTTCCCCGTCTCTGAGAATTCAATCTGATCTTGCCTGCGGAATGCGTTATTGATGTTTCGCACCACAGACGGAACTGAATCCACAGGATAAAGAGATTGATCTGGGTACACCTCATTAGTTGAGTTAGCTGCAGCAGCAATTTGCCAGCCTGAGCAATAAATGGCTTTGAGACCGGCCTTGACGTGCTGAATTGCTTGCTGTCCATTATATGCTCCAAATGTATGAATATACGGAGTCTCTGAAAGAAGTTTCCGCATTTTTATTGCCATATCTTTTGCAATAGTATGCTCAATATGCTGAGTGCCCTGTAACTTTTTTACAGTTTCAGGGCTGTAGCTTCTCTTTTTCATGTTAAAGTCCTAATTGCTCTTTTGCAATAATGTAGTCTTTTACGAATTTACTACGGACAATATCTTGTATCTCAAAGTCTACTACATCAAACTGCTCGGTGGCTTTGAGTATACGAATAAAGTCTCGTAACCCATTTTTCTGTAGATCAGCCTGTCGGAAGTCTCCGCAAAAGATGACTCTACACCCTTCCCCAACACGAGTAATAATACTATCTAGCTCGTGAAACGACATATTCTGACACTCATCAATAATGATTGTTGCGTGTCGCAGCGTTACACCACGAATAAACGATGTCGTCATAAAGTGCACTAAGTTTTTAGTTTTAAGTATTTGGTAAGCATCTCCACGTTGAAATAACTCTACACAGATATCTTTGTAGGGCTCTTCATAGACAGATGCCTTTTCTTTCTCGGTTCCTGGCAAAAACCCAATATCTCGAGTAGGTACAGCACTACGAATTAGCACTAATTTATCGTAGTATCCTTTTGTCATATCATCGAATGCAAAGTAGCACGCGATAAATGTTTTTCCAGTTCCTGCAACCCCGTGCAGTACCATGTTCTTCTCACTCTCGAATGCTCTTAATTGATTCTTAGTGAGTGGTTCAATTTCTTGCAACTCTAAGTTTGCACCTTGTAAAGTTTTAGATTTTTTACGCATAATTTATACTTTTCTTCGAGTGTCGTCACGACGGTCTTCAGAGTACTCATATAAAACCCAGGGCATGGGTCCATGATATAAGATTCCAGCATACCGCATCTCTACTGCTGGAGGTCTCGGGATGACAAAAGGCTGTTTTACTCCATCTAGTTTTAGAAGAGAGCAAGTATCCTTTTGAACTATTGACTTTATTCTGTAGTATTTTAGTTTACAAAATTGAGTCTTCTCATAAATAAACGGAGTACCGTTTGTATCTATAAAATGCTTTTCTTTTGCTTTAAGTATTCCCCTGAAGTTATCAACTTGTTGCTTAAGGGCATGAAAGTTTTTATGAGGGCTTTGTAAGCGACGAATGCCCAAAGTATCCCCAGCCATATTTCTATCATCTACTATCTTTCCATCTAAAAATAACAGTCCATCCTGCCGCTCCCAATTACCAGAGGGCAGAATATATACTGGAAACTTAATTTTGTTCAAGGATTTATACTGTATCACCATACAATTTTGTGAATTTCCCCATAGAGTAGTCTTCGTCGATTTCGAAATCACATCCGACGGGAGCGCCCGGAATACTAAGTCCTCGATCCAACTGTACAAAGTGTAATAACTTTTCGCTATAATGTTCAATTTCATCCTCTGGAACTTCTGCAAGAATAGAGTCGTGCACTAATGCAAAAATTCTTGCTTTCATTCCCTTTGCTTTAATGTACTCTCCCATATCTATTGCGCCAAGGAGGTTAATATCGCTAGCAGCAGACTGAACCAAAAAATTAAGACCACTACGAACGCTATGCGAACGGATGCCTGCATCGGTGGATTCAACGTTGGGGAGCCTACGCTTCCGACCAAAATAAGAATAAATGAACCCATTCTGCTCAATAAATTTTTGATTATCATCAATCCACGCCTTTAGTTTATGGAACGCTTTAAAATAGTCACTAATAACTTCTTGCGCTTCCGATTTTGAAAAATACTTACCACTATCTTTTGTCACTTGCTCACTAATCTTTGCAGGTCCCGCACCGTACATAATACCAAAGGTTACAGCTTTTGCGGCCTGTCGCTTATCAGGGTATAGCTCTGCTACTTGCTCTACGTCACAAGGGAGTCTAAATACTTTATGAGCAATCGTGCTGTGGAAGTTTCCTCCACTACGGAATACATCCATTAGTGCCTTATCTTTTGCAAGAATAGCGGCAACATATACTTCTGCCGTTGTTAAATCCATTGCAACAATCTTGTGCCCCGGTGCTGCTTTGATACAGCCTTTTACGGTAGGATTGTCGCGAGGCAACTGCTGCATGTTTAGTTTGCCACTGCTAGATAAACGACCAGAAGTAGTACCATGTAGGTTGAAGCCCGTACGTAGCCTACTATCTCTATCAAGCTGTGGTATGATTTTATCAAGGTAAGTATTTTTGATTTTGGATTTCTGTCGTATATCCAGGATCCGCTTAGGTACGTCGCTTTGAAGCGAGAGTTCTTTAAGCACTTCCGCATCAGTAGAGTCTGCGCCCGTGCCAGTCTTTTTTCCAGTCGGAGAGAGGCCAAGATAGTCAAAAAGAAGACTACGAAGTTGCATAGTGCTATTGGGATTAAAAGGCTTACCATTTATCTCTTCAAACCTCCGTATTTTATCGTTTTCATACAGGGCAGCAATAGCGCTATCAATATCCGTCTGCATTGCGTCTTGGCCTACATAGAGGCGTTTGCGGTCGAAAGGAACACCGTTGTCCTGTGTATCAATCAAGAAACGGGTACCTGGAATAAGAATATTATCGTAGACCCACTTCAGTTTAGGGTTTTGTTTGATCTTCACAAACTTCTCGTATATTAGAAATGTGCAAAGTGCGTCCATACCTGCGTATGTTTTCATTACATCGAACGGAATATCCCCCCAGTTAAACTGATCTTTGAGAATACCGTGTTCTTTCCTATAACGGTCAATCCAGTCGTACATTGGTTTCTCGTAGTCGCCATACGGTGTAAACTTCATAGTAAGCTGTTTGAGTCCGTGCCCTCCGGGATTTTCGTCGATGAGGTAATGGAGCAGCATGGTATCTTCAAATCTAGGAAACTTGAAATGGAAGTGATACTCAAAGAATGCCATATCGAACTTGGCATTGTGAAATACTACTATTTTTTTATCGAATAACTCTGATAGAAGGGCCTCGGTTTCTTCGGAAAAACAATCCGTATCAATGTAAGCACCACATTTACCATCATAGCAAAGGCTAATACCAAGCATATACCCATCACGAGGGTAGAGACCCGTAGTTTCCGAGTCCAGCGCGATATATTCGCACGAATGGTCAATTGCTGCTTGTATAAACTCATTTGCTTTCTCCGTATCTTGTATACCAAAAGCGATCTGTGAATCAATTATCACATCCTCTTTTTCGCCAGCGATATACTCCAAGATGCTCTGTTTCCCAGCTTCCCATACTTTTCTAGCTTCGGGTTTAAATGCGAGCATCGCAGGGTTGATAATAGGCAAGTACTTGCCTTCTACTTTTTTCCCAGAGTATTCAGTTACAGAACTGAGTTTTGTATAATACTTCATCGCATCACTACCTACTAAAATAACCCAGTCATATTCGTCTGGATTCATATCAATATCGCAGTCACGTTTCAGTACTTTTTTAATGTTTGGATCAGAGCAAAGCTGGTATTGATCAAATTTCAATCCATCAAACTCTGAAGAAAATCTTGTTTTACTTGGTTTGGTTTCTACTAATGCAACCTTAGGCATATAATTTTTCTCTTAGTCTTTTTACTTGAGGTTCAGCTAATGCACCCGCATCCATGTTTTTGTCTCCAAAAGCAATGTTGCGTGTATCAAGTCCTACTGCCTCACATAGCTCGCGTACTTTTGCTGCCTGTCCTTGGCCTGCTTCGTCGTTATCTAAGAAGATGTCTATTCCTTCTACTCCGGATACCGACAGAACTTGTAGTTTTTCTTCTGTAATATTCTTTACTCCAAAGCAACACACGGCATTCGTGAGTCCTTTGTCGTGTAAATTCATTACATCGAAGATTCCTTCTACAAGCATAATTCGTCCTTGTATAGGTTCTACAACAGGAAACAAGGGCATCTTTGCTCCAGGAGGAGTATTAAGATACTTAGGTTGTTGATCCGCTGTAGTCCTTGATTGAAATGATACTATCCTACCCGAACGATCTCGAATAGGAAAACATATACGTCCTACAAACTCTTTCCCAGAGTGTATAAACGCTTCGAATTCTCTATAAGTTGCAGGGCTAATACCCCGCCAATTTCCTACATAGGGAGCATATCCCTCTGGCATTTGTAATCCCACGCTTTCAGCCCTTACCTCGTCAATCTTCTTCTTTAGGAGCTGACGTTTGATTTCCATTTTATTTGCTTTTTGCCCAAAGTGCGTGAATAAATTACCTTTAAACCCGCACGAAAAGCAGTTAAATATACCCGTTACCTGGTCAATACGCATACTGGGATTGCGGTCTGGGTGGTCTGGATTTAGACAGCTAACCTCGAAGTCTTTGCCTCTAGGTAAGTAGGGTATATCTTTCTGTTTAAGTAAATCTTCTACGTTCAATAGTTTTCATCCACACCAAAGCCAGCGGATGCCAAAGCATCACCATCCCAATCGTCGAGATAGTTTTCGCCGTCATAATAATCATCCTCTACTTCTCCGTTGAGCATTTCGTCACACACATCTTGTGCATACTGATAATAGTCAGCGTGCTCATCATCAAAGAGGTGAAAGTATTTTGATAGTCGAGCGAGTACTACATCTGCGTGCTCATAGTCACCAGTGTCCATATCTTTCTCGAGCATATCGAATAGATCCATAATTTTAGGTGTGAGTCTACTATTCATTGTGTTGGAAATCCTTCTTGAACAAATACTCCAATCGTGCCAATCTGACCTTCTGTTAAGCTTTGTGCCCAAGGAATCATCATAGCGGCTTGAGGACCGTCTTTGTGCCCCATTCTATAGTCAATTAACTTACTGATAATTTCATCAGCAGACTGACCTGCTAGAGTTGGGCCGATCCCGCCCTGACCCATAGCCCCATGGCAAGTAGTGCACATAGCCCAAGGCTGACGTATATCTTGGAAACGATCGGTGTTAGATGCAAAAGTAGGAAAGACTGTCCACTCTTGCAACGTATCTTGTGCAATTGCTGTTGGAGCAACTGCAAGTAGTGCTGTCAATAAAACTTTTTTCATCTTCTCATCCTTGCGATGTCTTTCATATGTTGTTCGTCTATGATTGGGACGGCGTTTGATTTGTGCATTGTTCCGATGCCTTTAACCAAGGATCCTGTATATCGCTTTGGTTCTGGCCTAGCGGTAGATGCAGTTGTTGAGGTATTACTTCTGTATTCAGGTGTTTCTCGTCGATAAGGTTTTGGAGCGTTAGATTGAACTGCTCGGATAGCTGGTCGAGCGCTTTTAGTATTGCTCTTTTCCTTTTTACGTCCTGAAGTTGTGTGTCTGATAGAACCATAAAACATTCCCATAAAATAAAAATCCCCGATGATTGAAGTACATATTATACAGCAAACAGCGGGGATAGTCAAGAACTTTTTTTATCAGAGGTCGTCAATATCTTCATCAGTTTTGTGTGAACTAGCTTCTCGCTCCTTAGGAGTAAGAGCTGTCTCAGGACCCATTTTCAAAGACTCCCAGTCCATAACAGAACTGAAGGACTTCATACTAGCGGCTCTCATCTTCACACAGTTGAAAGTGATGCACTCGTCTTCTTGATCCCAGGTTTCCAGCGCGTAAGCTGCGTCCGCTGCATCAAGAATACCTTTGGCAAAGCGAGCTTCGCCTGT